TATGACAAGGCGGCTGAGGCAGGGGACGAGAAGGCAAAAAAAGAACTAAGTGATTCTTACAAGGCGGCTGTAGCTGAGAAGGAAAGAATATCTACTCAAATAGATTTACTACGTGCTAGGAAGGATTTAAACGAGGAAGAGAAGAATCTCCTAGACACTCTTCAGAAGGTTGAAGCAGCAGCAGGCCTAGCATCAAAAGCTATAGATGGTTGGAATACGAAAATAGCCGAGGCTCGGAAGACCCTTAGTTTGGATGACTTCGTTTTTGATAATGGAAAAGTTTATACTTCTAAAGCTAAGACAGCTTTAAGTGCTTTCACCGCTCTGTATTCTGACACTTGGCTGAGGATTAAAACAGGAGCTGTAAAGGGTGAGGATGGCATAAATCTAATTACCACGGCCCTTAAACAGTTAATTGCCGAAGCAAAGAACAAAGCTGATTTGGAGGGTATTCGTAACGTGTTCCTGGAGATATCTGGGGCTGGGACTTTAGGTGCAGCGGCGATAGACGACATAGGTAAGGAGATCGGTCTTAAAACTAAGCAGATAAATGATCAAGAGCTTAGTAGATTCAGTGGGGCAGCTCAGGAGAGAAGGGCGCTTCAGAAATCAGAGGCAGAGAAGACTAATGCAAGTATAAGTGCAAGTTACGCTATAGAGTTGGCTAATTTACGTAGGCACATGTCGGCCCTTGAGGATACTTACAGCGAGGGAAAGGCTTCTGTAGCCGATTACTATGAGGCTAAGAGAGCTGAATTGCAATTAAGTGCACAGCAGGACACTGAGCTTTTGCAACGTCGTTTAGCTCAAAACAAACTTGAGCAAGCAAGTGCTAAAAAGGATGGGTTGAAGGGCGCGGAGATAAACGGTCTAGTTAAGGAGGAGATAGAACTACAGTCCCAACTCTCAGTTAAGGCGGTTGAAACAACTACCAAGATGGAGGAGCTTAACCGGGCTCAAGAAAAAGCTCTGCAAGCTAACCACGTCCTATACTTGCAAGCTAAGGACGAATACCTCCAACTCATAGGAGATACGGCCACGGCCCGTAAGAATGCTCTTGCAAGAGAAATTGAGGATAAGAAGAAGGCTTTAAAACCAGGAACCCCTGATTACTCCGATGGTATTAGCACCTACGATGAGATTAAGCGTATAAAAGAGGCCACTATTGACTTAGACCAACGTGGTTTGGTGATTGGGTTAAATAAGGCTAATTTGGAAGGTAGAGAGGCTGACTTCAATCGTCAATTAGAGTTGGGTACCCTTAGTAGGTTCGATTATGATAAGAAGATGACTGCCCTTACTTATGAGCGGGTAGCAAACGCAGAGGATGAACTTGCTGTTTTACAAAATAGGCTTGCGTTGTCTAGGGAGGATGTTGGGTTACAAACTCAAGTAGCAAATAAAGAGCGAGAGATTCAAGATTTACGCCAGAGGGCTAAGATAGGGTATAACAAGCTAGCGGACGATATCACGGGAGCTTTTGAGAATGCCACGTCCAAGTTCTTTGATGACCTAATGTCAGGGACCAAGACATGGAAGGAGGCGTTCTTATCTGCTATATCCTCTATAGCGAAAGAACTTGGTTCATTAGCGGCTAAGGACCTTGCTAAAAACCTCTATAGCGGGGGGGAGGACGGTAAGGTAGGTAACTGGATAACTAACCTGTTCCGAGGGCAGCAAGGCCCCTCTACGTCAGCCGTAGGGGGTGCTTCTGCTATAGCTTCCCTTGCTCCCCAAGCTATCCCAAATTTTTCGTATGATCCTACGAGTAAGGTACAAGATATATTCTCTGCCACTCAGACCGCGTTTAGCACAGGGTCTGCGGGGGTAGTTACCCAGCTCAATACCGGGGGGTTAGGTACAAGTAACTTATTCGATTCACTAGGGAGTGCTATAAGCGGGATATTTAACGGTCTTGGAGAGATTATTGGCAGCTCAGGAAGTGCTGGGAAGGCTGGTACGGGGATTATTGGCTTTTTTAGCAGCTTTTTCAGTGGCCCAAGTGCTTTTGCTGCCGAAGGGGGCTATTTAAAAGGTCCCTCTCATGCTCAAGGGGGTATTCACTTAGAAGCAGAAGGCGGGGAGCACATTACAAATGCACGCCAAACAGCCAAGTGGCTTCCGTTGCTGACCCTAATCAACTCTGGTATGATTGACAAATTGGTTCCAACAGTTAGGCGGCCTACTAATTTTAGATTTGAAGAAGGGGGTCTTGTACCGGCCTCACAAGCAGGAGGTTCGTCCGGGTACCGGATTATAAATGTAGTAGATTCGTCGATGGTTGGGGATTTTATGTCAAGCAGTGCTGGTGAGAAGGTTATCCTTAATACCATCAGTAGGAATCCAGCCCATTTACGGCAAATTATTGGGAGCTGAGTTATGAGTTGGGTAACAGGTACCGCAACAGACTTGATGGATTTTTCTGACAAGCTCAGGGATTTTCTATGTAATCAAGGTCATGCGTGGGGAAAGACCTATGCGGGTACTGGTGATGGAACCCTATCCGCTTACATAGGCACCTCTATTAGTGTTGCGGAGATGTTTACCATCACTGCAATTAATAGCACTACGTTTTCTGTCACTGGTTCCATTACTGGGGCGCTAGGCAATGCAACAGTAGGCACCCCCTACACTTCCTCAGTAGTGAATTTTCTCTTGACTGCGGGGGGTACCGCGTTCATTGCAGGGGATCAATTTACTCTTCAAACATCCCCCAAGTGGATAAATGTCTATTACCGGGGTTGTGTTAGCGGAGGGTCTATTTCTGATAACAGGGTAGGGTCTAATTTCGATGTAAGCACTGCTAACCCAATACCCCGTATGTTTGATGGGGTAGTTAATAATTATGCCCAGTCTTATGGAGTTCCAGCTCACGTCTCGTTTACTTTGCATACGGTGGAGCAAATTGGTCGAGTGTCGTTCTTGAATGGCTCCATTAGCGAGGCCCCCTCTTCTATAACCTTATCCTATAGTGACAACAATAGTACGTGGACACCACTTCAAACTTGGTCAGGGATAACTTCAGCTCAAGCTTATGAGCGCCATGATCTAGATGTAACATCGCCTGAGTCTCACAAATATTGGCGGGTAATCTTTAATTCTGCTCAAGCGGCAGGTTACGTAAGGGTAACAGAGCTGTATCTATTCAAAGATGCTAATAACAATAATCCACTGCATGACTACTTCCGGTGGCATTTCCGTGGGCCAGGGTTGGACGGTACAAAGCAAATCAATGTAAATGGGATAGTGTGGCAAGACACTCCTAATGATAGGCATAATTGGTCTTGTACGTCCTATGGGTACCATGTTATCCCCCTAAGCAATCAGCCGTTCACGTATCATATAATTGCAAACGGCCAGCGGTTTATTATCTCCGCCTCACCTAGCGGGGTGTGGGTGTCCGGTTACTTTGGGTATTGCCTGCCTTATGAACCCCCAAGTGTGCAAGCAGACCCTTATGTTTTTGGAGGTAGTAGTGATGACTGGGCTCAGTCTTTAGCCGATACTACCTCAGATATGAGAGCGTTTTTCTCCCCCGGATACTATCTTTATGCGAAGTACCCAGACACCGCTTGGAGAGCCCACGTTAATAGGTACAACTCAGGGAGTACCTCTGATGGAGTGGGGGATAATAGTCAAGGTAAAGTTTATCCGTGGTGCCAAGACGGGCAAGGGGACATGTTTAGTTATGAAAGGGAGCAGTTAGATGGGGGCTTTGCCTTAATACCAGGGGTTATACACTACAATCAAGGAGGTGTTTCTCATGTGTTAGGCGAGTTTGATGGGGTTTATTACGTAACCGGGTTTAATAACTCCGCAGGGACAACTATATCTTATGGGGGGTTTGACCATCTGGTTATTAAGAACATAGTTAGGAATAACCCACAAGATTTTGCTGCTTTGAGATTGGATTAACCATGTCTTATGCCACTTCTGCATGTAATAACGTAAGTGATCTTTTATCAGCTATCCAAGCTTTTGCTATAACTGAGGGTTGGACTATAAATGCAGGGAAGTCAGCCAGGTCTGATGGCAACGGGGAATGCGTAAATATTACAAAGACTGGTACTGATGGGACCAATATAGCGGGGGCTTTTTACTCTCATACAGTGAATGGTGGGGTGAATGAGCCGGGGTATTACATAGGTACCTACACTTACGCTACCTACAGCGGGGCGCAAGGGAATATGGCCCAAACAAGCGGGGCGACTGTTAAGGTAATGGCTAACGGCTTCGGCACAGGGGGGTTTGTAGCCTATCATTTATTCGGGGGACCAAACCATATACATGTGGTGGTTGAAGTAACTTCAGGTACTTACACCCACTTTGGGTTGGGTATGTTGGATAAGTTAGGAACAGTAGTTACTGGGGTGTATAGCTACGGAAGACGGTGGTACTATAATTCAACTTACTGGACAAATATAAATGATTCGATACACGGTATTCCTTTCGACTCGGGGGAGAACTCTAGCCGAGTAGGGCAGTCCTGCTCGTTACGAGCTGATTCTGATGGTTTCGGTGGAAGAATCCTAGATTGCAGGAATGATGCTGACAGCACTCTTCACATGGCGAAATGTGGTTGGAGAGATACTGCATGGGGGGATATAGCTAGAGGCTTGTATTATAACCAGCCACCAAGCTCCTTAACAGGGAGGTCTTTACTTGTACCCTCCCTAATATCCTCAAGTAGGGGGTCTCAGAAGTACAGCCCACTGGGTTATTTTCCTGACGTTAGGTATGTTAGGATGGAGAAGTTGGTGTCTGGGGCCTCTGTAGTTATTGGGCCTGATACTTGGAGAGCTTTTCCTTACATTCGTAGGAACGGGGCTACGGGAGAGCCTAGCTCTGGTTATTATGGCCTTGCATTTCTGCAAAGACCATGACCATTTGGAAGAATTTGTACCAGACTGACAGCTACGGGTATGTCGAGTGGTGGTTGGTCTATGGGGTTAGTAACGGCTTATTAGTTGATGCCTTTAAGGCCACTAAGGGGGTTCGTACTGGTTGGGTGGAGAGGACTCCGTATAACTTTGAGGTTGGTAGGTTAGGCCGCTCCTTTGGGTATGATTTCTTCAACCGTATCCACATTAATACGAATACAATAAACTTTAATAATTTAGTTGGCACTCAGATTTTTACAGTGCATGTGTGGTCAGCCTTCTTCTCTAATCAGACCCTAACAGATACTTTGTTAGTTGATGCAGAGGGTATTTTCTTGACGGGAGGAGAGGCACCCCCATTTGACTTCACCCCTCTTCATGAAATTAGCTGGATAGTAACAGGAACTCAAGTAGGGCCACCTATTATTGACGGGTCATTAACGTTAACTTTTGGTGGGGTAACTGAATACACTATCCCCATGGTGGGGAGGCGAGTATTGCTATGGGAGTGGGACGCTGATTGGTCTAGCTCTGTTCTGGAGCGCCTTGAGTGGAAGACCGATGTTATTCAAAGCTATGACGGAACAGAACAGAGACGAAAATTAAGGATGAACCCAAAGCGCTCTATGGAGTTTGGGGTCATGGAAACAGCCACCGCACGACGGACACTGGAAACTATGTTGTGGGGGTGGTCTAACCGCGTATGGGCTGTTCCCATCCATACAGATGTCAGAGACACTTCAGCTAAGGTATTCTCTGGGGATTTGTTTATTCCGTTTTCGAGGGATGACACCTTAGATTATTCAGTAGGGTCTTTTTTGATATTAAAGCTTCGGGAGTCCGGGGTATTTGATATTTGTGAAGTAGCTTCTTTGGAGTCTGGTGGTGTTTCGGTAGTTCGACCATTAGTTTTTGATTGGGAGGCGGGTACTAAGGTGTACCCAGGAAGACCGGCTCGTTTGCAGAGTTTTCCAACCCTTGACAGAGAGACAGACGACATAATAACGTCAAGAGTTATTTTTGAGTTTGAAGACCCTCAACAATGGTCTCAGAGTTTTGGGGCAGTGCTCCATAAAGGGTACCCAGTAGTTACTTTCAAGCATAACTGGGTTGAGCGCCCTTCCATATCCTACTCAGAGAAGGCTACTACGTTTTATCCGTCGATTGGAACTAAATACATAGATAGTGAAGCTCCTATACCTGCTCCAATTATAAAGGCCCATTACACATTCAAGGATCGTACAGAGATAGATGCTTGGAGACAATTCATACATGCTGCTAAAGGGAAGTGGTCCTCTGTTTGGGTGAGATCATTTGCTAACGATTTAGAGCTAGTAGCTCCGTGCCTGTCTTCTGAGATCACACTAACTGTGAGGAGGACTTCTTATCACTCCCAAGTAGCCTTAGACCCATCACGTAAAGATGTTAGGATAGAGCTACATGATGGCTCAATATTTATCCGTAGGTTAGTATCTTCAGCAGAAGTAGATTCCGTTACTGAGACAGTGGCTATGGAGGCCTCTCTTGGAGTTGATATTGATGCAACTAATGTTAGGGAGATTTCATTTTTGTCACTGGTTCGTTTCAATTCTGACGCAGTGGAGTTGAGTTGGGTAACAGATTCAATAGCAGAATCTACAGTAGAATACATAGGATTCACTCATGTCGTATGATGCTTTAGAGAAGTCTCGTTGGAGCGGGGCTCCTATCGAGTTGTTTGATTTTGCTAGGTCGTATATCCATTGGAGGTACACTTCAGCTCAGAGTGATGTCACGTTGGATTACGTGGATTACAAAGCCACTCCAATTAGTAGGACTGGGATTGACCTAAATACGGAGATAAACAAGTCCTCCTTGACCGTAACTGTTCCACGAGATAATGAGGTGGCAGATCAGTGGAGAGTATCCCCACCATCTGAACCGATAATACTAACCCTTTCGCAGTATCATGAGGGGGACACTGACGTAATTGTTCAGTGGATGGGCCGTATAATTACCGTTGAGTGGGCTGGGAGTATAGCTAATATTATCCTTGAACCAAATTACACCAGTGTAAAGAGGCCGGGACTTCGTAGAAGGTATCAGAGAGCTTGCCCCCACGTATTGTATGGTCCAGCTTGCAGGCTCACCGACGACACTTTTAGACTTCTTTCAACAGTGGAGAACATCGCTGGTCTTGGAGTGTCAGTTTATAATGCTACAGCTCTAGGGGCTACATATTATGAGGGGGGATACATTCAGTGGGAGATTGACTTAGGCATTTATGAGAGGAGGTATATTGTTTCTCAAGCCGGGACGGTACTTACTTTAGATACTTCTCCATTTAGTTTAGAGGTGGGGCAAGTGGTGTCTGTGTTTCCAGGATGTGACCATACTTTGACTACTTGTAATTCTAAGTTTGGAAATTCTCTTAATTATGGTGGAATGCCTTATATGCCTAGTGTCAATCCTTTTGGTGGGACTTCCTTGTTTTAGGTAGATGTAATGAACTTTTTCATTCAACTTGCGTTAATGGTAGTGAGCTATGTCATTCAGAATGCTCTAGCTCCAAAACCAAAAGCTCCCCAAGCTGCTACATTAGATAGCGTAGATGCCCCTTTAGCTGAGGAGGGGGTGGAGGTTCCTGTTATTTTTGGGGATGTTTGGCTTCGATCCCCAAATGTGCTGTGGTACGGGGATATGGGAACTACCCCCATACAAACTAAGAGTAGCAAGAAGTGAGCAGCGGAGTACGCATTACGATGACTAGTCTTAGAAATGTGCGGCCTAAGTTATGCGCTAGTGGTATTCGTGCATGGTGCGCCTCTAAGGGGGTTGATTACACGAAGTTGTTGTTTGAAGGGATACCTATAGAAGAGGTGGCTGGGTTGGATGATCACTACGCCATCAGCGCCATAGAGGAAGCTGTAGCTACCCAGGAGGGTTCACGTGGGGAAGTCTAAGAAAACAACAATAGGCTACAGGTACCTTATGGGGCTGCATTTTGGTATATGCCATGGCCCGATAGATGCGTTGCTTAGCATAGAAGTTGGTAAGCGTAATGTGTGGTCGGGGGCCCAGTCGTCTAATGGTTCTCTGTATATAAATGCCCCTACCATTTTTGGAGGGGATAAGCGCGAGGGGGGTATTCAAGGTTATCTTGATGTGATGCTTGGGGGAGAAACCCAAGGATCAAATGCTTATCTAGCTAATAAGCAAGGAACCCCACAGCCAGCTTACCGAGGATTATTCACCGCTGTATATAACAAAGGCCTAATTTCAGCTAACAACCCCTACATTAAAGATTGGGCTTTTAAGGTACGCAGAGTTATCCAAGGTTGGGGGAATTCTGGAACAGCTTGGTATTCAGCTAAAGCTTCTATAGATTTGGGTGGTGGGGCTGTTGGTATGAACCCTGCTCATATCATCTATCAATGTTTGACTGAGCCAACATGGGGTATGGGTTACGATCCAGGTCTAATGGATAGTGCCAGCTTTACTGCCGCAGCAGACCAATTCTACTCAGAGGGTCTGGGACTTTGCTTAGCCGGGCGTAGGCAAACGACTATAATTTCATTTCTTCAAACGGTGATTGATCATGTTGGGGCAGTGGTAGGACAGGATCGCAGAACTGGGAAGTTCGTAATAAATGCTGTACGAAAGGTAGTTTCTACTTCAGGGTTGCCTACCTTTGATGAGTCTAATGTTGTATCACTTGATTCGTTTCAACGAACCAGCTTAGCTGAGACCATCAACGAGGTAACAGTTAAGTATATTGACGTTACCAATGGTGCAGATGCCACTGTTACGGTTCAAAACTTAGCCAATATTCAGTCTCAGGGTGGGGTAGTAGCTCAGACTAATGACTACCCAGGGTTACCCACCTATGCGCTGGCAGTAAGGGTCGCAGAGCGTGATTTAAGATCAACCTCTACCCCCATTGCCAGATTCAAATTTAAAACCAACAGGGTGGCCTACAGCATCCTTCCCGGCGATGCAATTAAGTTCACTTGGGGGAAGATTGGCATAGCTAATATCATTCTACGAGTGTTAAAGATTGATTATGGGGAGTTTGATAACGGGATAATTACAATAGAAGCCTCTGAGGACATTTACAGCCTTCCGGACTCAAGTTACGTTAAGCAGCAGCAGTCTTTATGGACTGCCCCAAGCACAACGGCTGTGGCCCCTACTTTCTATGCTATGAGGGAGGCCACCTTTAGGGATATGGTGTATAACACATCCTATTCTGAGGCGGTAGCAGTTCCCAGTACAAGCGGTTACGTTTTCGGAATGTCGTCAAGACCATCCGGGGTAAATCTTAATTATGAGTTGTGGACTAAAGTAGCCGCTGCTTCTTATGATTTCAAGACTGTGGGGGATTGGACCCCTGCTGGGGGGCTAGCAGCAGCGATAGGGCCATTGACTTCAACCATAACCCTCAACACATCCTCGGATTTAGAGGCTATCTCCGCAGGTGGTTACGCTTATATAGATAATGAGATAGTCAGGGTAGATGTATTTGATCCTTATGCAGGTACAGCCACTATTGCACGAGGGTGCATAGATACCGTAGCAGCCTCTCATTCACTAGCTGCACGAGTATGGTTCTGCGATGACTTGAATTCTGTTGATCCCACGGAGTACACCACAGGTGAAACTGTAGATGGGAAGTTTAGAACTGTAACAACTACTGAGTATTTAGATATTGGCAGTTCCCCTGTAGACTCTGTTTTGGTAACTTCGCGTTTCTATAAGCCTTATCCACCAGGTCTATTTAGGATAAATGGGGTTGGGTACCCGTCGCAGATTGTGGATCAGCCTATAAGTATTTCTTGGGCACATAGAGACAGGTTGACCCAAGCAGATCAAATAATAGCAGAGAGCGCGGCTAGTATTGGGCCAGAAGCAGGGACAACGTACTCAGTTCGCTTGTACAATAACGATACTTCTGCTCTTATACACAGTGTTGATGGATTAGTTACAACATCCTACTCCGCTTTCCCTAGCCCGACTGGTAATTATAATTGGCGCATAGAGTTGTGGAGTGTGAGGGGTGGTGTATCTAGTTTGTACAAGCATTCCCACGTATTCAACTATATTAATGTCACCTATCTAAACACAGAAGACCTATTCCGCCTGACGGATGAGGCTGGTAACGAATATACAACGGAGTAATAGCTATGGCTGATATAAAAGTCTCTGCACTAACCACACCCCCCGTGCCCTTGACAGGTACAGAGGTTTTCCCATTAGTGCAAGCAGGTGTGTCTTACAAGGGCACTGTGCGTAACGTATCCAAGTTTGGGTACCAAGACGTGCTAACGTACTCCTCAACAGCTAAGATATTAGCTTTATCTGATAGGGGTCAGTGGATTAGATTTACAAGTGCCACTAATTGCACTCTAACTATACCTCTTGATGCTACTGTAAATTTCTCCGTGGGAGAGACTTTGAATGGTATCCAAGCTTCTGACGGTAAGGTTTTAATAGTAGCTTCTGTGGGGGTTACGCTTAATATTCCTACTGAGTACAAAGCCAACACTAGGGCTAAAGGAGCCCCGTTTTGTTTAATTAAAGTAGCTACCGATGCATGGGACTTAGTAGGTGATTTGGAGGCAGCATAAATGACACCGCTTAAAGCAATTATTGGAGCTTCCATTAGGAAGCTATTTGCTGCCATAGGTAGGTTTGGTGACGTGTATTGGGGCAACGTAAGCCTCTCTGTAAGAGGGGATAAGGACGAAGATAAGGCATGGAGCAAGACTTCTGTATCTATGCACATGAATCAGATAGACCCTGATTGGGGTAGTGTAGTTCTTGCTATGCACATGGACGAGGATAAGTATTGGGGCAGCGTAGTTCTTGCTTTACACATGGATGGGGCTGATTCAGGGACTGTTTTTACTGACGGTAAGGGAAAATCACTTACTGCCGTAGGTGGGGCTGTTACTAAAACTGCTACCAAGAAGTTCGGCACAGCTAGCGGTTATTTTAACGGAACTACCTCCTACTTAACTACCCCTAATCATTCAGACTTTAATTTCGGGTCTGGGGATTTCACCATTGAGTGTTGGGTTTATCAAAATTCTCAAAGTGATTGGAATACTGTAGTTTCAAAGAACCCAACAGATCAAGCTGGGGTGTGGCGTCTTGTTATAGGTGTTGGCGGTTACGTAGCTTTTGGAGCTTATACGGGCTCTACTTGGTTTTCTGTTAATGCTTTGCCATATATAAGTGGGGTAAAGCTTAACACTTGGACTCATATTGCCGTTGTCAGGTCTGGGAACGAGGCTTACATTTACGTTAATGGAGTACGTAGGGGGGCTAATTTAGCGTACTCAGTTAGTATTCCAGACCTTGCAAATCAACTTACGGTTGGACGTTTGGAGAATACTGGTATATGGTATTTTGATGGCTACATAGACGACCTAAGAATAACCAAGGGGGTTGGTAGATACACTTCAGACTTTGTACCCCCCACTAGAACTTTCCCAGATACGTCATTTTTTGATGAGAAGGGCCATACTGTTACATCGGTGGGAACCCCCACTTTATCATCAACCAGTAGTAAATTTGGTGGGTTTAGTGCGTACTTTAACGGCTCCTCAAGTTATCTTAGCCTTGCAGATAGCGTAGACTGGAGTTTTGGTTCTTCTGATTTCACACTTGAGTGCTGGGTAAATCCTACAAACTTCATCAGTGCTAGGGAGATTTTGGCGCAAAGGGATGATGTGTATCTCCCAGACTTTATGTTTCTGCGCTCTGATGTAGGAGGGATTATTAGGTTTTTGATTAAAAATACTTCTGTGGTTCAAGCGGATTTGCAGAGTTCTTTCCCTATTGTGGCTGGGGTGTTTTCTCATATAGCCGTAGTTAGGTCTGGTAATACTGTTCTGCTTTTTATCAATGGAGTACTTAGTAATTTTACGTCTATAAGCGGGGCTTACCCGGATATCCCAGCTCTATTCCTGATAGGGGCTGCAAACACCCTTTCTAATTATTTTCTAGGATACATTGATGATGTTAGAGTAACAAAAGGGGTGGCGAGGTATTCAATACCTTCTGTAACTTTAGGAGACCCTTACTTTAGTAACAATGTGTTGTTGATGCACATGCAGGGGTTAGAGGGTAGTACCACCTTTACCGATGTGATGGGAAAGACTGTAACCCCTGTAGGAAATTCAAAAATAACCCTTGCAGATTCCAAATTTGGGAATGCTTCTGCTTATTTTGATGGGGTTGGGGATTACCTTTCAGTTCCTTACTCTACTGATTTTGACTTTGGTACCGGTGATTTTACTATCGAGCTGTGGTTTAAAATATCGGGGAATAGCTCAGTTAACAGTGGTGGTCTAAGAACGGCTGTACTGGTTTCCACTTTGGGGGCAGCAGCCCCGGCTAATGGTTACTCTATATACGTTACTGGGGATGCGACAACTACAGGAACAGCAATTTCATTTGTTAATCATGTGGCAGGGACTGCTTACACTGTAGGGGTAAATATAACAGTACCACAAGGTTCTTGGATACACTTGGCTATTGTAAGGTGGGGGGGTACAACTACTGTTTATAAGGATGGGGTGGCTATCGCCTCAGGAGTTCTTGGGAATCAAGCTGTAAATGCAGCCTCAAACAATTTAGTAATAGGCAGGTCTCAATTTGCAGGGTATTTGAACGAGTTTAATGGTTACATCGACGATCTGCGTATTAAAAAAGGTTTAGGTAGGTACAGGTATTCTTTTAACCCCGTTGGCCCTCATCCAGATATTTACGGATTTAATGCTGTTGGGTCTCAAGTATTTGATCCACCGGCTAGATCGTTCAGAGAGCCGAGTAATACAACAACGTTTTATGATGCCAAAGGTCATGAAGTAACCGTACTAGGAACCCCGACTATAAATACGGTTACCAAGAAATTTGGGAACGGTTCAGCTTCGTTTAACGGATCAACTGACTATTTAGTGATTTCGGAGACTTCCGATTTAGGGTTTGGGGTTGGTGATTTCACAGTTGAGTGCTGGATTAACACGGCTTCAAGTTCTTCTGCTCTATTGGACTTTCGGAAGAATCCAGAGATGCCTCACCTTTACTTCTACTTAGTCAATGGGCATGCCTCTATGTGGAATGGTATGGCAGATTGTGAGGGCAGCATAGCCGTAAATACCTCTGCTTGGGTGCATTTAGTTTGGTGCAGATATCATGGGGTTTTATCTCAGTATGTTGATGGGGTTCTGGATGCTTCTATACCATCTACCCTGAATCTAGGAACTGAACGTTCTCTAGTTATTGGGGCTACCTATGCAGGCTCTTTCTTTTACACAGGTTATTTAGATGATCTCAGGGTGACTAAAGGGTTAGCTCGTTATGAAGGGCCCTTTTCAGCACCCACAAAGGCATTTCCTGATCCATACAGTAGGGCTTTGTTTGTAGAAGACACAGGGAAAGTTATATCAGCTATAGGTACTGTAGAGCAATCTTCTGTTAATAAATATGGGTCAGGGGCTCTGTACTTTAATGGTAGCGGTAACAATGTTACTTCTATTGCAGATTCTGCTGATTTACGTGTGGGTGCTACTGGACAATTTACTGTTGAATTGTGGGCTAGATTCTTAGCATTGCCTAACACAGGTACTCAATATAACTTAATTCAAAAAGGATACGCAGCTACTAGTAATCTTGAGTGGCAATTGTCTTTACAAGATATCGCTGGGGTTACAGGGTACAAGTTTACTTATACAACTGATGGAGTGTCGGCAGCCCAAGTGGGGGTAAATTTTACGCCAACCTTAGGGCAGTGGTATCACTTAGCTTGTGTAAGAACTTCTACAAATTTAATCCTCTTCATTGATGGCGTGGTCGTATACGACTCCACATTTGCTACGTCTTTATTTCAAGGGGCTGGGGCAGTAACTATAGGAGCTAATGGGGTAGGGGAAAATTCTTTTTACGGGTATTTTGACGATATTCGTATAACTGTGGGGGTAGCTAGGTATGTATCCTCATTCTCACCCCCAGATAGACTAAACCCCAACTATTATAAAGATAGGGTTGACCCCTATTTAGGAAACGTAGTTTTGGGAATGCACATGGACGGTGCTGATAACGGCACAACGTTTTTGGATATTACTGGTACCTCTATAAGTAGAACTGGCAATCCTGTTACAAAGACAGGTACTAAGAAGTTAGGCACAGCCTCTCTGTACCTAGATGGAGCTTCAACGGCTAATTTCCTATCTGGAGGAGTTTCCTCTAAGTGGGCTCTTGGTGGGGGAGCATTCACCATAGAGGCTTGGATATATCTCAATTCTTACAACTCTAGCGGTGGCCGCATAATTTCGGCTGCGGGGGGTGGGGCTTTAGCCTATAACAGCACTAATGGGGTTCATTGGTCTCTAGAGGTAACTAGCTCTGGTGTGTGGTTTCCTTACTATAACGGGAGTGGTTCGGGGTCGGTGAGTGCGGCAGTGAGCTTAGCTACTTGGACCCATATTGCAGTGTCCTATGACGGAACAACGGTGCGATTGTTCAAAAACGGGGTTTTATCTAGTTCCTCTACAAGCCCAGTGGTAGCCCCCTCCACCACCCCAACCTTATGTATAGGTAAAATACTGGGGGATTCGGTTGGAGCAACATTCGCGGCAAATATATATCTAGACGATGTACGGATCACAAAAGGGTTAGTTAGATATACTGGAAACTTCATACCAGCTCAGTATGCTTTCCCAGAAGTCGTGTCGTTAGTAAATCCTCAATTAGGAGACCCCTATTTAGGAAACGTAGTTTTGGGAATGCACATGGACGGTGCTGATAACGGCACAGTTTTTGCAGAGGTTACCGGTAAAACTGTAACTGTGTATGGAGATACTAAAACTAAAATTGCTACCAAGAAGTTCGGTACAGCTTCCGCTTATTTTGATGGCACTGGGGACTACCTGTCAGTGCCTTACTACTCATTGTGGAACTTTACCTCAGGAGATTTTACAGTTGAGGCATGGGTTAATCCTAGTTTAGCTTTTACTAGGTGTGGGATTTGTGGGCAACGGTCGGACACAAATCCAGCATCTTCAGGGTGGGCTTTCGTTATTTATGATACTACTGGTGCCTTAGTTTTTTACTTTAATGGAGCGTCTTCGGTTTCTGGGTCGTTGGTAGTCCCTGTAGGGTCTTGGTCACACGTGGCAGCAACTATGAACTCTGGGACCCTACGGTTGTTTCTAAATGGGGTGTTGGACGCCTATGGTACTCCTGCTAGAGGTATCGAATCTTTAGACCCTTTGTGGGTTGGTCGTGAAGGGTCATCTTCATCCACTCCAATGAATGGATATATAGACGACCTAAGAATAACGAGAGGGGTGGCTCGTTATACGACCACTTTTACGCCACCAGCAAGATTCCCGGATATACCTGCCGAGGATTATTACGACCCTTATTTTGATAATGTAACCCTACTGCTGCATTGTGATGGGTTAGATAACGGGACAGCATTCACCGATGTAAAAGGTAAGGTAGCTACTCGTAGTGGGAATGTAGTAACAAAGACGGGGGTTAGGAGGTTTGGCACCGCCTCCTTGTATTCGCCCAATGTAACTACGGGGGATAAGCTAGCTTTCAGTGCCAGTAGTGGTTTTATTCCTGATAACGGATACCTTACTATTGAGTTGTTCTTTAATCTTACTAGCTACAACGCTTCTGGCGGGAGGATGTTATGTGCTGGGGGTGGTGCGGTAGCCTTCAACGCTACTAATGGGATTAACTGGATTTTACAATCAGGAGCAACTGGGGCTAGTTTCCAGTATTGGAATGGCTCAACTTCCCCTACACTTGTTGTAGCCGCCTCACTAAACACTTGGTATCATTTTTCTGCTGTGTCTTCTTCTAGCGGGGTAAGTTTATTTTTGGACGGGGTTTTAGTTGCGTCTAATGCATCCCCTATAGCCCTTACAGCAACACTACCCTCTTTGGAAGTTTGTAGCGTCCCAGGAGAGGCGACAAATTCTACTCAAAAGTTCGGGGGTTATCTTGACGATATTCGTATAACTAGAGGTGTTGCTAGGTATTCTTCTAATTTCACTGCACCCTATAAGGCTTACCAAAACCAACGATCAGTTGCTTTTGACCCATTTTGGGACTCTACGGTACTTCTGCTAAATATGGATACCAATGTAGATAAGAAGCAGCATGTTATGGGGTTCGCTAAGGAGTACATCTCCACTACCCAAAGTAAATTTGGAGGAAAGTCACTCTACCTAAATGGTGCGGGGCAATATATCACAACACCATCATCTACGGATTTTGCATTTGGGACTGCTAACTTCACCATAGAGATGTTCATCAGGTTAGATTCATTAGGGGTAGAAAGAGCTTTGGTCGATAACCGAGCCAACGTTTCTGATACTGGGTTGTACATTTCGATTAGTTCGACTAATTACTTAACGGTATATGGTAATAACGGAACTATAGTCACGGCTCTGTCAGCTTTTGCAGCGGCAACTTGGTATCACATAGTTGTGGAGAAGGTTGCTGGGGATATCTCCATTTGGATAGACGGGGTTTATTCAACCTATGCAGCTTCTGCCTACCCTATAACTTGTCCAGGTACTTTTGTTATTGGTCGTAAGTTTGGATCAACAGTTGATGACTTTGCGGGTTACATAGATGATCTGCGTATTACCAAAGGAGTAGCACGGTACTACACTACTTTTGCTGTTCCAGCCTACCCTCACCCAGTAGGCTAGTGCAATCAATTGCACAGAATAGGTGGTTATGGTAAGCTTTATGAACCTTGGGGGAGTGAGATGAACATTGCTGTGAATCAATTGGGGCTAGCGGCCTACATCAAAATGAACGGTGCAGACCTAGTGGAGGTAGTAGGTAAATCTTTCATATTCAGTACCGACAAACAAGCCCAAGAGTGGCGGGTGGAGTACAACAACTCCTGTTGTATGAAACATGATGCTGTTCTGTGCGAACTCAGGCATTTTTTGAAGGATAAGTAGCATGGAGAAGCTAGTTCTCACCCAAGGTTCTACCTACTCTAAACCTGTTAGGTGGGGGGCTAATACGTTAGTTTATCGGGAGATAACCGGGGTAACTAATGGTGCACCGGCTATAGTGAGCTGTCCATCCCACGGAATACCGGAAGCTTGGAGAGTTGAGGTTGTTTCTGTTTTAGGAATGACCGAGATTAATTCAACTGGTAAAGGTAAGGACTATGATTATCACGAAGCAACCGTTATTGATGGAGACACCATTGAGCTGAATGACGTTAATTCTGCGGAGTACCATCAGTATACTGGTGGGGGTTACCTAAAGTTCTATAAGCCAGTTGATCTAACAGGGTATTCCGCTAGAATGTCCTTCAAAGACAAGATAGGTGGCGTAGAGGTTCTGAGCTTAACGACTGAAAACGGTGGAATTGTTATTGATGTTCCAAATTTTATGATTATGTTGTCGGTAACTGCAACACAAGCAGCACTTCTTACTGTACTGAAGGGTGTATGTGACCTTGAGATGGTTAAGGGTGCTGAGGTGACCAAGATTGTCTCAACAAGTTGGGTCCTCAAACTAGAGGTCACGACCTGATGGCTAAGAACCTATCAGATAAAAAAATACTAAAGCTATTTGGTAAATATTACGGTACCCCTTTTTATCATCGTGAAGCAGTATTGCGTTTTGCTAGGAAGCTACTAAAAAATGACTCTAAAGAATCAAAGAAAGTCTGGAAACTTTGAGATGGGTCTTATAGCCTCGTCTGGGAGTTGGTGGGCTCATTTCCTGAAATGGCGCTTGATTCGTTACCCACTAATTCTTACCCTAAAACGTGAAGGTAAGTGATGTCTGAAAAATTCACAGCTAAGGTAACAACGATCATTCAACATAACGGGGTGGTGGAGTTACACGACAAAATGGTCTTTGGTGAGGTGGATCAGGAGTTTGTTGATTACCTGTTCGGATCATGTAGGATGGTGCTAAACAAGCTGATTAGACTAGATACCGTTACGTCAGATGATTCATGGACCCTGCATTATCAGACTACTATTTCAGACTCAGGGGGGAAGATAATCAGTAACCCAAAGATGATCCACTTTCCGCCCATGAGCAGGGAGCAAGGGTTTGGGTTTCTAAACCTAGCCATAGCTGAGCTAGCAGAGGCCAATAAACTTCGCTATTCGGATTTTTCTAAAGACACTCCAGTATTGAAGAAGGAGTGGTGGTTGTGGAAGCTGGTGAAACTTATTTTTAGTAGCAGGTGATATGCCACGATTCCATACAATTTTAGAGCTGCATGAGTACCTGCATTAT